ATGGGTACGATGCCATACAATCAGCATTGACTTATCCTTCTTATTTACCGATCAGAGGTGAGGACGGAAAACCTACCTTATATTCAAATTACCCTAACCCGGCCGAAATGATAAAAGTTAGTGACCGGACTAAAACAAGCGGTTATTATCTAAACTTTGCTGCCGATGTGGATATAATCAAGGATATGTTGTCCTTCCGTTTGATGTATGGCATTAATAAGGAGAATGCTAATCGTAATCTGTATATTCCTTCTGATATATATTTTATGGATATGTATAAATCAAGAGGGCATTTGGGATATGTTGAACGTAGAAACCAAACCATGGAAGGCACATTGACTTTCAAAAAACAGTTTGGAGATTTGTTACGTGTCGATGCCGTAATCGGTATGTATGGGGCACAGAACGAAACGTATATTGAGGATTGAGCGGAAAGAATATCAAACCTATTGATATACAAAATGTTATGCAAAATATGAGTGGATGGCTCTGCAAAACGAAACGTTTACGTGGGTTTAATTTGCAGCTACATTTAGGTGCTTTTTAGGCATACAGATTTGCAGATAGGTTTAATTGGGTTTACATAAGGCTTACATGGTTGATTCTGGTGGGGGAGTGAGTGGCAGCTGCGGCTGCTTTTTTTGTGCCTGATTATTTGATATAATGCTGCTTAAATTATTCCATATAATAGTTATTTGGTATATTTGCGACAAAATATTATTAGTTATGGCAAAGGTAATACATATACATTTGACACACGGAATAGAAGGAACAAAGCGGAAAGACTGGTATTTTAGTAGTATAACGGCCATTTATACTGTTTTGACGGCAGAACAGGTGGGCGCAACGAAGAATTATCTGCTTCATGCAGGATTATCTGGTAACGGGACTGTATGCACCAAAAAGGCTATAATAAAGCAATCTACGCTCATTTCTTGCGGGCGTAGTGGAAATGTATCAGACGAATAATAAGCGGCTAAAAAGGCAATAAAAACGGCTTTAGAATGATCCGGTGTGGGGAGGTGGTTATACCTCCCCTTTTTTGTGCTTGAAATCGGTCTTTTTTGACGCTGGATATTCAGGTGGATATTCAAAGTGGATATTCACTTTTATAGAACTGGATATTCAAAATAGGGTTTTGGCGGTGTGCGATACAGACATGCTAAAATACCACAATTTTAAAAATACCCCTTGTTTTTTATTTGATAGCCCCCCCCCTAAAAACCTATCATTTTTCACGTTTTACTTTTTAAATTCCCCAATATCAGTGCCTTTATGCCCTTATATAATGGTAGGGGAGGGGGATTGCTTGGGAGGGGGACATCATGGGGGATGATAGGGGGTACGCTTCGTTTTCCATCACCGGTGTATGGTAATAGTAAATCCGCCTACCCGACATTTGCAGTACCGGAAATGGGCGCATCCGATACATGTTTTTCCTTTTCGATTGTCATTTGCCGGATTCGTTCCTCTAAGCGTCCGATTTCTCTATCTTGTTCCCTGATGATTTCTTCTTTTTCTCTAATTAAGGCAAGGAGAGAGGATAGTTCGGTTGTTTGTGTTGTTGTAGATGATGTATTATAGTAAATATCACCTTTCCCAGTAAGTAACCAGGTAGGGTTTATATCATTATGTATTTCGATAATTTTCGACACCCATAAACTTGATATATCTGTTCCTTTGCTAATGCATCTTGAAATTACTCCATTCGAGCACCCAATAGCTTGTTCAAGTGCCCTTGTACTGATACCTTTTTCTTTAATTAGGATTGCAATCCTGTCGGAAATATTCGTCATAAGTCGTAAATTATCTACATAAAACTTTTTAGTGTCGAAAATATTCTATATATTTGCAGCGTGTTCAAAAAGGAACACCGCGCCAAATATACGAAAAAGGCATGTGATTAGCGAATTTTAAGGATTAAAGAAAATGAACGAAGAAATAAAAGAATGGCAGACACAGAGCGTGAAGCACAAGGTGGCTTACGTGTTGATGATGGACGGTATCAGCTTCAGATATACCGAAGAGACCGGGATTGTGTTTTCCGCACCTGATTTTTATGTGAAGAACCTTATCCGCCGCCTGATGAGTTGTTACGGCGTGAGTTTGAAACCGATTATAAACGAATTTAAATAAGTGAGATTATGGAAAACAAGAAAATGAGTTGCTGGGATTTTGTATTCAGTTCTGTAAAGACCCATATAGATGATTTGGTAAGACAGGCTGACAAGTACACCAAAGACATGAATGAGGATTTTGAACATTTCTTCTGCTGGTATGCCGAGGATATGTACAAGACGCAACGTGAACTTTCCTGTTACCGTGCCTTGAAGGTGGTTTTATCTGCCGGTAGCCATGATGATGTAAAGTTATACATGGAAAGCAAGATAAACAGTCTGACTGATAGTCTTCTTACCGGAAGCATCCGCAAGAACAGCACCAGTGCGGCTTCAAATTTGGCGCATACGTTGGAACTGGAAGTGAACCAGAAGATACGTGAGAAATTCACTATACTTCTTGGGATTATTGAAAAAGGTGAAAAGGTTGAGGGACAACAGTAAACCCAGCGTGACAACCCGGAAGGCGTTAAGAGACGGGTGACGGTGTGGAAAGACACACGGGAGTGCATGGTTCTTGTGCCGGGGTTCGATTCCCCGGACTCCCCCCAATATTAATCATTAAAACAAGTGAGATATGAACAAGAGGTACATTCACATTACGAAAGCCGACCGCGACTTTATCGCAAAGGCACTCAACGTGACAGAGAAGACTGTTTATAACGCTATCCGGTTTGATGACCGTCGTGGCAACTCCGAACTTTCTGCAAAGATCCGTAAGTTGGCCATGGATCGTGGCGGTATTGTGATGGTTGTTATTCCGGAAATAGAAACTTTCCATGATTATGACAATGTGATGCGTCAGTACTGTCCGAACGGTGCCTTGATAGAGCTTGACCGTAATGATGGTAGCGGTCAGGTAATATTCAAGGGAGAAACGGTGAAGACTTACGAGCATGTGATGGTTGCCGATATTAACCAAATCCAAGCGTTTGCATCGGCATTGAGATAGGAGGCGGCTATGTTGGTGTATTACGGTAACATACAGTGTATTTCTGCACGTGAGCTCATAGATGGCGGCTATATCACCGAATCCTGCTACAGGAACTGGGTGAACCGTGGCCGTATCAAGGTGGTGCGTCGTGGTGGAGGTGCTGCTGGAAATTGCGCGTTGGTCGCCCTCAATAGCCTGCCTACCGAGTGTCTGGAACGGGTGAAGGAAGACAACCCCGGTGGAACAGAGCAGGCACTTCGCCACTGGATACTCTCAAACTATGTGCTGGATCAGGCTGCAGTAGCCTATTTTTTGGATTGGGCTTCCCATTCTTCCAGCAACAGAGCAACAGACGAACTTGCCCGGAAATATGCGGTGAATGCTTCCGTGTTGAATACTTGTATCAAGCTTTATAACAGAAGCAATGATTACCGAAAACTGATGGGTGAAAAATATAACTGGGACATGATGGCCACCACCATCGAGACCCTACGCGAAGACTTTGGTCATGATCTTCCTGCCAGTACCCTTCGTTTCCGCAAGAAAGTGAACGAATATAAGCAATACGGTTATGAATGTTTGATAACCGGAAAATTCGGCAACCAGAACAAACGGAAGGTAACTCACATGGACGAACGCCTGGTGATGAGTTTGAAAGTACTTCCCAACCAACCATACGGCAGTGATGTGCATGAAATGTATCTGTCGTTTGTATGCGGTGAACTGGAAGTATGGGATCTGGAAACAGGAGAGATATTCAATCCGGAAAACTTTACGGATAAGAACGGGGAACCGAAAGAACTGAGCGAAAGCACTATCCGGAACATACTGAACAACCCGGCAAGCCAGCTGCTGATAGAAAAAGCCTTGCGTGGACGTATGGAGTTCTATCATGAGCAAATGCCGCACATGCACCGCCATGGTGGTAAGTTCTCCCTGTCACAAATAACGATGGATGACGTGGATTTGCCGCGTCGGATGAAAGGCGGCGAGTATGTGCATGCCTATTATGCTTATGATGTGGTGAGCCAGTGCCGTATCGGGCTGGCCTACGGGCGGGATAAGGATGATGCCTTGGTAGTGGACTGTTTTCGTGATATGTTCCGGCTCATCGAACGCAACGGATGGGGTATTCCAGCCGGTATTGAGGTGGAGCAGCACTTGATGAGCAAGTATAAAGAAGGATTCCTGAAGGCAGGTGAGGTATTTAAGTTTGTGCATTTCTGTGCCCCACAGAACTCACAGGAGAAATATGCTGAAGCTCTGAACGGTGCGTTCAAGACAACCATAGCACATAAGAACCATGAAGCCATTGGCCGCTGGCATAACAAAGGTGCACGGCGGGTGGACCAGAAGAAAGTGAGTGACAGCAGCAACCACACCTGGGAAGACAGAAAGTATTATACGTTTGAAGAGCTTGTGGCGGACGACCGGCGCGATTGTGAAGAATGGAACAATACGCTTCACCCCAATCAAAAGAAATATCCCGGAATGACCCGTTGGGATGTGCTCGTAGCCAAAATCAATCCGACCCTTCGACCGCTTGATAAACTGACCTTGAGCAGATATATCGGAGAAAAGGTAGATACCAGTATTCGTAGAAATTCCACAGTACGTGTGGCAAATGCGGACTGGTGGCTGAGCGGTCCGGAAGTGCTGGAGCAGCTGGAACCAAACAACCGCAAGGTGACGGCTTACTATCTGCCGGATGAAGAGGGCAAGCCTACGGATGTCTTCCTGTACCAGAACGACCGCTACCTTGACAAGGTTCGTCCGGTAGTGACTTACAACCGGGTGATGGCAGAACAGACCGAAGAAGACCGGGTAGCCTATACAGAGCAAAACAAAGTTCTGAGTCATTTCAGCAAATACCTCAATGACCACGCCATCGGAAAGGTGGGAACCGGTACACCGGATCAGCCAACGGATGACCCGGAAGAGGAACTGGAACTTCCCCCGGTGGAACTATCCGATGATTTGCCAGCCGAATTGTCGGCAGATCCGGAATCAGATTATGAATGGCACTCCGGAATAAGCGAGGCAATGAGGGCCATCAGTGACATGTAAGAATAGAATTAGAACAACATTAAAACAGCGTTAGAATTATGATTACAGAAGCGCAAAAACAGAAGATTTTAGCAGCGATAGCCGCCAACCGTGCGAACTATCCCAGTGATGCCAAGCATGCTGCCTCTTTAGCCATCAGTACATCTGTGTACAGTGCAATCAAGAACGGACAGACAGACAAAGCCCTGAGCGATGCCAACTGGATAAGCATTGCCCGCAAATTAGGGGTGAACCTCCGTGGTGAAATGGAATGGAAAGCAGCCAAGACCCCGACCTTTGAATATATAACTGCCCAGCTGGAGTTCTCACAGCAGTCCAGTCTGTCGGGCATCTTGTGCGACATGCCCAATATCGGCAAGACTTTCACGGCACGTTATTATGTGCAAAGCCACAAGAATGCCGTTTATATCGACTGCTCGCAGGTAAAGACAAAATTGAAGTTGGTACGCAAGATTGCTGCAGAGTTTGGTGTGGACAGCAAGGGGAAGTATTCTGATGTGTATGAAGACCTGGTATATTACCTCCGTTCGATGGAAACCCCGCTTATCATCCTCGATGAAGCAGGCGACCTGCAGTATGAAGCTTTCCTGGAACTGAAGGCCTTATGGAATGCCACTGAGCGCTGCTGCGCCTGGTATATGATGGGGGCAGACGGATTGAAAGAGAAAATCAACCGGTCCATAGAATGTAAGAAGGTGGGCTATACCGAAATGTTGAGCCGTTATGGTGACCGGTACAGCAAGGTGACTCCGGATGATGGAAAGGAGCGCGAACAGTTCTTGAACAACCAGGCACGTATTGTAGCCAAGGTAAATGCTCCTGCGGGGGCTGATATAGCCCAGATTGTACGGAAGACATGCGGTGGTTTGAGAAGAGTCTATACCGAGATTGAGAAACTTAAAATGACAGCGGAATAATGAAGCGTGCGTACAGTCCGAAGGAAATAGCCGCCAAGAAATGGGTTACTCTGCCGTGGGATGAGAAATGGAGCAAACCTTTCGGGTTCCCGGCAGAGAACGCTTCGTGGTTCATCAGCGGTGCCAGTGCCAGTGGGAAAAGCAGCTTTGTGATGCAACTTGGAAAGGAACTGTGCAACTATGGGACGGTGCTGTACATGAGTTACGAAGAGAAAATCAACCAAAGCTTCCAACGGCGTATGGGTTATCTGAAGATGAATGAGGTGCAGGGTAAATTTCGTGTGGTGACAGAAGGCAGTCTGGAGGAAGTGATTGCCAGACTGAAAAAACCGAAAAGCCCGAAGTTTATCATCATCGATTCCTTTCAGGTGGCCGGATGGGATTATCCGCAGGCTGTGGAACTGATGGAAACCTTTCCGAAGAAATGTTTCATCTGGATCAGCCAGGAAAAGAAAAGCCAGCCGATGGGTGGCGGTGCAGTAAGATTGAAATATATCTGTGATATGAAGATTCGGGTGGTCGGTTATAAAGCTTATTGTCAAGGACGCGCCATTGGAGACCCGGGAAGCTATTATGTGGTATGGGAAGACGGAATCATTCAAACAAGTAATAATTTACCAAAATGATTATGGATAATAACGAGAAGGCTTTTGAAAGCTACACCGGAACTGAAGTGTTCCAGGTACTGCTGGACGGAAATTCCAGCCGGTCCGTATTGGATGACTGGCTGGAGCGAAACATCCAAAGCGACTTAAAAGTGAGAAGAGCGAAAATGCCCGGTCATGTCGTAATAGAAACGGGTGATGTCTTGTTTGCACGTAATGTGCTGATATGGAATCCAAGTTGTAAAGTAAACATTAAAAAGATTTGAAGTGATGGAAAAGAAAGAAGAAAAGAAAGTGTGCTGCATCTGCGGCAAAGAGTATGAGGGCTACGG